TGATGACGGGCAGGAACTTGCTGCCACCCGAAGACGTTTCAGTGCTAAATCCTAATGCCATTTCCATACTTCCTTCTGTTTGCCACTGAACCCCCGTGGCCGGGATTAGTTGACGGACTTCTCGACCTGTTCAGGGAACGTCTCGTCTATCGAAAGCTGTATGTCCTTCACAAGGCTTTCCATACCCATGAGCGCTTCCTCACGGTTGTTGGCGATGCGAAGGATGAAGCCAGCCGAAATCATGAGAACTGTGAGGCCGACAATCGTAAGCTCTTCACCGTCCATCTCATAAAAGAACTCGTCGGCAATTTCATCCGCAGTGTCGATTTCTTTCGCTGTCAGCCTCATCGTGTTGCTCCCCAGAAAGCCATCAGTGCTGCATCAGCACGGCCATCATCTTTCTTCTTTGCGAAAAGATTGGCAAAGGCCGGATAAAGCTCCGCTGCTCTAGCCCTGCTGCCGTCCTTACCGCCTCTGACATTCATTTCTTTTTGCCATTGCTGCGGAGTGACATAGGTGACAGGAACCTGCAACGCTGCCAGCACTCCTTCATACATGCCAACCCCACGACCGAACTGATACATACTAGAGACCCCTTGCCCTGGCATTGCGCCAACTTTCTCCAGAACAACTCGTGAGGGTTTGAATTCCCGTATGACGGACGCAACCATCTGGGCCGAGATTTCAGATTTCTTCTTTCCTCCACGAACGACCTCCACAGTCGGGCAGTCTACAATGTTGAGAACGCCCTTCTCCATGTCGAAGAAAGCAAGCGCGCCCTTGGCTCCAGGGTCGATGGCGAGGATCAGCCCCATTGCTCTGCCATCGCTTCCGCGATCCCCTTAAATGTGCGGCTACGTTCTTTCCATCGATCAGGTGAAGGAGCCATTTTGTGAATCCTGTTTTCCCTTCCATCAACGATTGATGTAGGGACAAGTTTAGGTAAGTTCTTCAGCCAGAGGCATGTAGCCTTTGTTTCACCATGGCCAAACTGCCAAGGCTGGATAATTTGGTCTGCCTTACGGATTTTGCTGCTGATAACACTGATAGGATTTTCAAGTGCAATCTTTTCTACAGGTGCGCCCATAAGAAACCTTACAAAATCTAATGCCTCTCTTTGCTCGTTTATTTTGTCTTTGAACCAACGAGCGCCAGACACAGCTAAATGGGTGCAAGGAGGATGAGCGATCATCAAATCCCAGCCATTACCAATGATGTCTTTGACATCGCCTTGATAGTGATTTCCTGCAACCTCTGTCGGAAGCAAGTCGCAAGACCAGGCGTCGTGACCTTTAGCTTTGAAGGCTTCTCTCACCGTCCCGCTAAATTCACAAGCAATGAGGACTTTCATTTCACCACCACCTTCAGCTTATATCCGACAGCATCCAGCAGCTTGCAGATCGACTCCAGCGTCATTCCACGGTTCAAGCGCAGAGCGGACTGGTAGGTCGCATGTGACAGTCCCGACAACTTGCCGATCTGCCTGAGCGAGATGCCCTTCTTCACGCGCTCTGCCTCAATAAGTTCTATGACCTTGGCCTGTTCCATCACTTCCCCTCAAAAGGTTCAGGCATCGCCCACTGCGGAATGTTGATTTCCATCACGCGGTTGGAATACGTCATCTCCGGCTTCTCGCTGCTCGCGTAGGCGTAGACCTTTGCAGCCTTTTCCAGATCAACCTGACCAGCCTTCAGGCTGTCGAGCCCGAGCGTGTAGATGCCGACCATGTGCGGATAGGCCGACTCCACCGCAATGAAGACGAAGCGATCCAGCTTCTCACCGCATACACGTTTAAACCCCATCGAGTAGTGGGCCGCTTGCATGTGGTAGCCAAAACTAGCAACTTGCTTTGCGAACCCCGCAGGACTTGCGTCCTGACAGGTTTTGACATCGAAGATGGTCCCACCTGCAAGGTAATCGATACGCGCTTTGCACTGGAGGCCGTACTGTCCCCAAAGCAGCGTTGCTTCTGCGTCTCCGTCTTTGACGTATGTTTTAAAGAACTCATGTCCCCTCACAGATTCGGCAATGCTCTTGACCCTCTCGCCCTGATACCAGTCGATCACGGTCTTGCCGACATTGTCAGCCTCAAATTGCTCAGCGCCTTCCTTGCCAGCCTTTGTCCTCTTGTCGAACTTGGGCATGATGGCGATCTCTGCATCAAACAGATGCGGCTCAAGAATAGCTGTATGCACAGCCGTGCCGATCTTCATTGCCTCAGAAGGCTCTTTGACCGTCTCTCTTGATGCAGCAAAGTGAGCCGCAGAACGCAAGCATATCTTAGCTGTTGACGCCGAGAACGCTTCGATCTTGTGATAGTCGCTTGCCGGCAGGTTTTTTATCAATTCGAACTTCATTGTTCCGTAATCTCCCCTTCAATCAGATGGCACAGAAAGTCACACGCTGGCGCAATAGGATCGTTCACTGGATAATCCAATGGGATTTCATCAATGAACTTACGCTCCCCTTTCACCCTGCAAAGCCTGACGTTCAAACGCCTGGAAAGCTCAGTCATCCTATTAAACTCTTCTGGGAACTCTTTTCTAATGAGCGCCCAATAACTCGCAGATGTCGCCTTTACACATGGTATGCAGTTATTGTTGTGAAAACCTAACTTATACATTGTTGGGATTTCTATCCCTGCGGCGCTCACGATTGACAGGCAATTTGCCTTATCAAGTTTATTTTCAATCAGAGGCGTAATCACATGCAGCTCTGGGTAATTCTCTCGTAGACGATCAGCCCGTGAGGCGTCACTCCTATCGTTTGTGTACCCAAAAACATGCCAGTCAGTAGCCCTCTGATACGAAAGACGAGGGGCTACCTTCAACTCGGTTGTGCATCTAGCCCCATTGATTCCTGCCAGCCAGCGCGTCTTCTCCCAAACGTCCCAAGTATCTGAATACTCATCAGACCTGATCTCTATGATCTCTTTCCCAAGCCACTTTTCGCACTGCTGCAAGAAGCGTTTGTTGTCTGGATGTTCAGCGCCTGTCTGGCAGTAAACAACGTCAATCTCTTTGTCTTTGTAGTTCTGGATAGCCAGCTTCGTAGCTACAGCAGATGCCGCACCGCATGAAAACCAACAAATGATTTTACTTTTGCTTGTCATTTTTCAGCGGCTTCTTAGGCCCCTCTTCCTGATATTCACCGCACCAGTATTCCCGACTTACGATTGCCGCTTTCGGGAACCTATGGCACTTCAATGCGCCCTTGTCTTTGTCAGTCGCGTACTTGCAAGTCATGCACTTCATTTGTCACCTCGGACCAAACGTAGCTGGACAACATTATTTACGGAAGGCCGCAAATCTCTCCGTACACCGATAATCAATTCATGGCCTACGGCATTGAGCGCGGCTTCCATGTCCATCAACCTTGGTGTCGCGCGCGTCTTCCATCCTCTGATGGTTGATGCAGCGATGCCTGTACGCCTGGATAGTTCAGCTTCCGTAATTCCTTCAGCCTGCATCTGGGCGAACAAGAACTTCACGAACGGGCTGCTGTTTTTCGTTTGATAGGTTTCGGATTGCATCTCGGCTTTCATAGAGGAGCGCCCTCATTCGTGATCGTTCATCTTTGGTCACTCCCCAGTCGTTCCTGATGCTGATGTCGAGCCTGTAGATCAGGTTCTCAATCTCTTCGTTTGTCATTTTCTTTCCCCCACTTTGGTCCCGGATCGCCATCCTCCCAGTCCTCGTCCATCGCTTTGGAGAACCAGACGAATATGACCGCCAGCGCGGAAAGATAGCCGATCACAAGCAAGATGAAGACGGCTGCTATGATTTGTGCTCCAGTCATTTTGCCAGCATCCATAGTCCGATATTAGAGAAGGAGTATCCTGCATAGGCGATTGCCATGCCGCTATTGCCAGACAGGTACTGGTCCACAGCCACGTAGGCATAGATGACGCCAACAAGAATGATGAGCGGGCCTGTCATTTCTTTTCTTCCAGAGCCTTGATCGGCGGCAGCGTGACCTTCATGGTTCTGGACCTTATGCCTTGCTGCGCCTTCGCTGCCCTCCAGATCATTGGCTTTTTGCCCCTGCCTGGGTTAGATGTGTAGTGCGGTTGCTTTTTCTCAGTCATGAATCTCTCCCGTAAACGGACATAGTAATACCGTTAACAAAAAGGAGATTTTTAAGTTCTTTTAGTGTCTTACTCCCAAGATTGGCAATACGCATAAGCCTTCTCTCGCCATACTCTGCCAGCTCTTCTAGCGTATCGATTTCTTCGCTTTGCAAGGCTCTCCAAGCTCTTGATGTGAGCCACTCTCTTTCAATCTTTGTCCCTTTTTTCTTTTCTCGCTTTTCTTCTTTAGTCTCGACATGAACAGGAACATTCAGAAGAGTGCAATCTATCTCCTCACGAAGCAGGCGCAGCTTTCCCTCAAGCCTCTTAATCCTTTCAAAAGCCTCAGAGATGAGCACTTCCTCGTGCATTTCATGAAATGTCCTGCCATTTTGAGATGGGCGACGGCCTAACCATGTTTGAAGTCTATACTTTAAATCATCCATCTTTCTTCTCCCCTAGTGCTTTCTTAATAATCAAACGAATACGCTCTTTTGTGCCATAGCCAGAGTCGCGTATTCTTTCCAAAGCAAGTTTATAACGACGAGCTTCTTCTTCATGTGCCATCGCTTCTTTGTAGTTTTCATGCCACATTGATGCTTGGGCTTCCCAGTATTTAGCGGCATCCATTTTTTCGTCAGTCATTCTTCTTATCCCCTAGTGCTGCAAGTGCGGAGACATCAAAGTCACGTTCTGCTTTCTTGCAATCCAACAGCACATCTTGAAAACGGCGCTTGAAATAAGCTTTCTGCTTTTCGCGCATATCAACGCCAAGACGCAGTACCGCTTGCAGTTGTTCAATGCGGTCGGCGGCTTTATTAACTTTCATTGCAATAAATTCATCGCTCCATCGGTAAGGGTGTTTTTCCCTGTCTGTAATTTCTATCGAAAGCCTCTTAAGTCGCTTCACAAGATCATCTTTCATCTTTCTTCTCCCCTAATGCGGCGCGGGCTTGAACAACAGCGGGGTCTTGCGGTGGGTATGTTGTGAGAACAACGCTAGAATATTTTCCGCTTGCAATCTCCCGCAGCGTTGCTTCTAATTTCTCAATGCGGTCGGCGGCCTCGTAGCATTTTTCTATAGTCGGAGCGCCAATACGCAGACGTGTCACAAGATCATCAATCATTCGGCCACTCCCCATGCAAAACCTTCAGTGCGAACTTGCCAGTCGGATACAGACCATCGTAGTCGGTGCTCCCTGACTCGATTGGATAGCTTTCCATTTCAACAATGCGGATCAATCCGCTCCTATAATTCTTGATCTTGTAGTTCAGGAAATCGATCTCTGCTTTGAGTTCCTGGACCTCATCAAGTTCGTTCTTCATCGCCGCCATCGTCTTTCTCCCCAGAAAGATGTTGAGCCTTGTAACCGCAGTAGTCTTCGCCCCAATGCTCGCGACCACAAAACACAGTGCAGTCGCAGGCATATTGTTTCAGTGCATCTTTGCACTCCTGATACCGCGACCTCTGGCGGCCAAAGACCGCAAGCATGTCGTGGATCACAGAGCGGTTGAAGGCCAGCATTGGACTTTCGTCCGACTCAAGCCTTCTCCGCATCATTTCGAGGAAAAAATCCTCTCTCATGCAAAGTTTCTTTCAATCGCAGCGCGGCCAAGAGGCGTGTCTGCCAGCATACCGAGCGCGTTCATGTAGGTGTCAAGAAGTGCCTGCTCTTCAGCAACTTTTGCTGCATCCTTGGCGCGAATAGACACGACCTTCTTGATAATCTTCGGATCGAAGCCCATGGACTTTGCCTCCGCATAGACCTCTTTGATGTCGAGCATCAGCGCGGACTTTTCGTCTTCTAACTTCTCAATTCTCTGGATCAGTTGTTGCAGTTGATTGTTTGTCATTTTCCACCTTTTCTCTGATGGACCGCTCCATGCTATCAATCGCGCGGTCTGATGCGATCTTGTTGCTAATCAGTCTTGCGTACCCTTCAATATCCTCCCAATGATCTGAATGACTTGGATCACCAGAGAGAACCCGTGCAATCTTCATCGCGATCATATCCAAGCTCTCTGCCTGTTCGTCTGACAGGAAAGGCCAGCCGTCTGTGTCGTGCAGGACGCGCTTGATCCTCTGAGCCGTGTTCGCTACGTTCCCAAAATTCCCGTGTGTAGCTGAACGCGCATGAAGCAAATTCTGAATATCACTCACCGATCATTTCCTTCCACCGTTGTATGCCGTGCAAAATAGTTGAATGGTCCCGATTGAAGACCGCACCAATCTGGCTCAAAGACAGGCCATCCTTCTGAAGGACGTAGTACATCTCAAAGCGAGCCAGGTTGTACATCTTCTTGCGGCTGGGTGACCTTACGTCCAAGAACCGCAAGTCGTGGGCCTTCAGGATTGGCAGCAGCAGAGGCGCAAGCCTGTAGGGCCGAAGACCAGAAAGAAGCTGTGTGTCTGGCGTTTCTTCCGGCTCCGGGAACATCTCTGGGCCTATGTAGGGAATCTTCACCA